CATGGATGAATACAGCCATAAGTTCTGGCAAGTCCGTATCTTCGACAAACTTTTCTGCCCAAAATATTTTCTTGCCGTCAGTCGCCATCGTGTTCTGATCATCGTCTTGAACAAACTCTAATGGCATGAGCATGGAAGCCAAGCCTACATGCTCTCGCATCAGTTTAGTTTTGCCCTTGATGATCTTAACTTCTGCATCAGTCCGTTCCATCTTTACCTCCTAACTTATTAAAGAAAGAATCGTTGAGAGGGTCTAATGCCTTATCTAAACCTTTAGCGAAGTTATCCCTCTTGGTTTTAGCATCGTCCTTAGTTCCTCTCAAAGATGAAACATCGTTAATGGAAGTGAGCAAGCCTTTGATCTCAGTATAAGCCCTTGTTAAGTCAGACCTATTACCGAAGAGAGACTTATTGTATTCAGGAATTAAATCAACTGACTCTGCAAAAGCTTCAAATGAAGAAACTTTAAAAAACTTTTTTTGTTCCTTGTCATTCATAGCCTTCACATTAGCAGATAGATTCTTACCTTGTTCTACTATCGAACCTATAAAAGATTCTATTGCAGTACGTACAATCTTTCTCTCCTTCATCTTGGCATTTCTTTCAATCTTAGACCTAAGATCATCGCTAATCTTAAGCCTTGGGTCAGTCGTCATTGTCGGTACAGACTCTTCATAAAAATCAAAGAAACATTTATGTTCCAATAATTCTATTTCTGGAAAGTCATCATGATAAAAAGCAGAACCTAATCGAATTCTAGCTTCATCGATATATCTAGGATATCTTTTAAAAAAAGCTTCCCTAGCTTTATCAAAGTCAATTTTGTACTGAGCAAGTTTCGGCTGTAATAGTTCTTCATAAACTGAAGCAATAACCATCCTAGACCCCGCTCTTTGAACCCTACCCGTTTTATACTCACTATTTGAGTCTGCATATTCGTAAGATTCAACTTCAGGGTCATCCCAAGCAAAAGAATATTGCCTTAAGACATTGCCCGCCTTCGTTCTGATTGAAGTCATTTGTTTCAGATATTCTGAATCGCATAACTTCTTGTGTACTCTGAAAGCACTCTCAGAACCGTTGGTATCTGAAGCAACTGCATCCCGTAAAGTTTTATCAACTTTAATCAGGGAAGCAATCTTGATTGTCAAATTAACTAAAATACTTATCTCATTTATATGATTAGACATATAACCTCCGAGTTAGTATTACCAATTTCGACCCTTTAGGGTCAGGTCCGTTAAGACCTCCGCATAAATGCGGTCATCAGGGAAAATACACATTTTCCGATTGGATTTCTATTTTCGACCTCCATAAGTGGCTTCTAAGGTCCATGAAGGGGTAAGGATGAGGTTTAGTACCTCCGAAGTATAAGCCTTTGAGGGGAATCCGAAGACCCCCCTCGAAGACAAATTAGTATTAGTACGAAGAAGTACCCTTGGGATGAACCTCTGCTTCAATATCGCACGTTATGCCGATATTAATAGCGTCCAATATTCCCTGTTTGGTAACAGGTATCTTAACCTCTATGAGAAGAATATCTTCGTGACCTTCTTCTTCCCAATAAGAACGACACCTTAACGCTTCTTTATAGGTTTCAAAGAAACAGTAATGCGTCCCTTCATGGGTTTCAATTTCAACTTTATAAAGTCTCATTGTTATACCTCTTAAGTATAAAAGTTCTAGTCTTTGCACGACATTCATTCATGTAATTAGAAAGTTTATTAAACGACCTCATTAGATAAATAACATGATCAATATCAAAAGTATCAAGTCTTTCTACTTTTTGCATCATCCTTTCCAAAGACCACATAACCATTCTCAATTCAGAAAAATCTTCTTTGAGATTGTCGTATAAATGTACTCTTTCGTGGAAATGCAAAACGCCCTTCGAGACTTTATTGTTTTTATTGGTTTCTGACATTTCGTCCTCCGTTAGATTAATATTCAAATTCAGAATTTCTTATCTTGAATTCTGAAAACGTTTTAGTCTGCATCAATGAAGCATCTGCCTTGATACATTGCCTAGTGAAAAATATTTCAAACTCAGGGCTACCCATGTTCTGAACATAAGTCATCGCATTAGCAAACCATTCGTCTCTAACATCTTCGTCACTATTGGCAACTGTATCGGCAAGACCGATTGTCGTTAGGTAAGACAAGCCCGCTTCCTTCAAGACTTTGCTTGAGGGTTTTGTTTCATCCCCGCAAACAATCTTAGAAAGACTTGGAACCTTAGTACGTAATCGCATGTATGTTCCAAACTCGATAGACTCCTTCTCGCCAACGTTGACCCTAGCAAATAACTCATAGTCATCGTAATCCTCAACGCTGTTAAGAATATTAGATAACCGAGTCCATGATCTAGGATTGGGTTGTGCATCAATGACCCTTGGGTCAAATTCATGGAGGGCAGTCCTATTCAATTCTAAATAAGACAAAACGTAAGGATTGTAATCATCCTGTTTGATCGCCCATTCGTACCAATCATCAAAGTCAACATCGACATTCGCATACTGTCCTCTCGCAATGTTGTGAGCAAGAATACCCGAAGAACCTGAACGGTCCTCCTTCCTATTCGTAGCCACAATAATTGACCAACCATCAGGCAAAACATATTCGCCTATGCTTCGCTCCTTCGGATTAATCAACTGCGACAATATAGCCTGTACAGATAACGGAGCCTGACCAAGTTCATCAAGGAATAAAACTCCCTTGCCTTTCCTTGGCAGATCACGAATGACCGCCCAGGCTTGATACTTAACTCCTTCCTCTTCAGTAAAGTACGGAAGACCTTGCCAATCTGTAGATTCAGATTGTCCTGTCCTCTTCTCTACCAATGAGAATTCATCATCGTTAGGGTCTAACTTACCAACAACAAACTTCAAATCATTCCTGAGAGCATACTCCTTTGAAGCTTCGTAAATCATTTCAGACTTACCCGCTCCCGTAGGACCCGCAATCATGGTTGATTCTCCCGTAAGCAAACCCGCCAATACTAATTTTTTTGCATCTTTTAATTTCATTACACCTCCGAGTTAAAAGATTAACCTCACTCTCACGACAGACTATCTTTCGCTAATCTATCGGTAAAGACGTATAAAAAATAAAGAAAAAAAACAAAAAAAAAGACACAAAAAAAACAGGCTAGAAAATATCTAGCCTGTAATTTTTAGTTAGTCTTTATTCCGCAATCGGAATAAATTTAATTTCGTAAGTGCCTTTTTTCATGGTCGCAATTTTCGCAAGTTTCCCATCCATATAGAACCGCCATTCCCTGTCGCCGTTTTCATGTTGGCGATGGGTTAATTTAGTTTCTAAGAATAGATGAGAATTTTTTGCAGAGGTCCCGACATATGTCGAAACCTCTCCATGTTCTTTAATCCCGTAGGATTTAGAACTTTTGTAAATGCAAGAATTGATATCGTTCCAGATTGGATATGAAGTCATTCTGAAACCTCCACATCTGAACCGATAATTTTTAGTCCTCGGTCTTCGTCTTTGTCAGACTCCGCCCAAGCTTCACGACAAAATTCAGACATTGAAAAAAAGTCCTGTTCAGAAAGTTTCTTAGTGTCTAAATTAATTTTGAATAAGATATATTCTATGTCGGACCAATCCGCAAAATCAGAATTCCAGAGCTTTAAACTATCCCCCAACGAATAAGTGTCCGTTGTGTGGGGAGCCTGTAAAGCGTCCCAGATATTGTCGTGTGAAACTAATCTAGTTTCCGAACTATATTCAGGATTCCAATAACCAAAGCAACGAATATAAAAAGGTTTACCCCTTTCATTTGATTCAAAATGCCAAGGCATTACAAAACTAACTATTTCTATTTCTTTACTCATACGTCCTCCGAGTTGAGTTTCTAGTCCCCAGAATTAGGAACCTCTTCAAGCATGTTAATTCATGGACTCAGGAGGATGAGCGGATAAAAGCAGAATGAACCGCTAATATCCTTACGGGTCGTCATGGCTTATGCTCTAACCCGAATCCGCAACGTAACCAAATAATGATCAGTCCGCCTTACCGCTTTTGGGATTATGGCTGTAAGCCCACCGTTTAATGTTTACCCTTTATTAAAACTATTGCAGTCTCAATTTGTCACAGTAAATAAAACATCATCCACAGAAAGAACTATACAGCATTCATCACGAAAAGGAACACGAAAGAGAAATATTTTCTTAAGAAAAATTTGATAGCGTTTTGCTAGAAGACAGGAAGAGAAGAAAGGAAGAAAATAAAACCATGACAGATAAACCAGACCTCAAAGTGATCGACAATAAACCGCTCACAATCAAACAACAAAACTTCATCAACGAAATTGTTAAAGGCAAAGTGACCAGCAACAAGGAAGCCTATTGCAAAGCCTACGAAGTAACCATGAACAAGGACGGGACCATTCCCAAGTGGGTAGAGGTCGAAGCATCGAAACTACTAGCAGACCCTAAGATTGCACAAAGCCTACAAAGTGCATTAGCTAAGAAAGAGGATAGATTACTAGCATCTTCGCTCAGGGTTAAAAGTTACGTTCTAGATCGTTTGTACAGGGAAAGCCAAGAAGCAAGCAATGACTCGGCACGAATCCGCAGTCTAGAACTGTTGGGAAAAAGTGTCTCAATGTTTTCTGATGTAGTAGAGACCAAGAAAGAGAGAACTCCCGAAGAGATAGAGCGAGAGATAGAAGAAAAGATTAGATTGCTAAGTGATAGCAGTTAGCTAACTCCCCATTTAATAGATAAACCTAACCGAACAGGAAAAGGATTCTTTGTTTGAACAATATTTTTAGGCTACCCGACCCCCCTTTTTTTGTACACGCATGTCTGACATACAATACATAGTGATATGCACATTCATATACCAGGTTTGACGAAAGAAAAGGGGGTACTATCAAAATGCTAGCTGTTTTTTTTGACACCCCTACCCCCTAAATCTATATATATGGGTCTAGGGTCCCTATTTAGCGTAAATTTTTGTTGCATTTTCTTGTGAAGTCGTTCAATATTGTACAATCTAGAGATTTTTATACACTTTTTACCTACTTAGCTAGTAACTTACTAATGAAATTGGTAAGTTCCTGGGGATATCTCTCCTATGTTTTTGTTTTTTTCATATATTCCTACTAGCTAAGTAGGTTCTTACTAACAAATGAACTTATCTGCTATTAATAACTTGTCATTGGATGAAAAAGAGGAGCTTCTGACGCTTCTTGAGGAGCTTGATGATGCCAAGTCTAGGATAAAGAGCAAGAAAAGCTATCTTAGTTTCGTTAAATCGCAATGGTCAGCGTTTATTCATGGCGATCATCACGAGATTATGGCTGAAGCCTTCGAGAGGGTGGCTAAAGGCGAGCTGAAGCGATTAATTATCAATATGCCACCTAGACATACCAAGAGTGAGTTTGCTTCTTATTTGCTCCCTGCGTGGTTTTTAGGGCTATATCCAGATAAGAAGATAATACAGACGGCTCATACTGCAGAATTAGCGGTAGGTTTCGGTAGAAAGGTGAGAAACCTGGTTAATTCGCAAGATTACAAGAGAATATTTACAGATGTGTCTTTGCAAGCGGACTCTAAAGCTGCGGGAAGGTGGAATACTAACAAAGGCGGGGAGTATTTTGCGATAGGTGTTGGCGGTGCTGTAACAGGTAAAGGTGCTGATCTATTGATTATTGATGATCCGCACTCTGAACAAGAAGGTGCTAGCAGCGATATTAACGTATTTAACAAGACCTACGAATGGTACACCTCTGGACCTAGACAGCGTTTACAGCCTAACGGAGCGATAGTTGTGGTAATGACTCGCTGGCATCAGCGTGATCTTACGGGTCAGATTGTAGATGCTAGCATAAAACGGGGTGGTTCTGATGAATGGGAAGTCATAGAATTACCCGCTATATTGCCCTCTGGGACCCCGTTATGGGAAGAATTTTGGAAATTAGAAGAATTAGAAGCGTTAAAAGCAGAACTACCGTCATCTAAGTGGTCTGCTCAATACCAACAGGACCCTACTGCTGAAGAGGGTGCGTTGGTTAAAAGGGAGTGGTGGCGTACCTGGGAATACACCGAACCGCCTGATTGTGATTTTATTATTCAATCTTGGGATACGGCTTTCTTAAAAAATCAAAGAGCGGACTTTTCTGCTTGTACAACGTGGGGTGTGTTCTACAAAGAAGGCGATGATGGGATGCTGGCTCCTAACGTTATTTTGCTAGATGCTTACAAAGATAGATTAGAGTTTCCTGATCTGAAGCGTTTGGCTACGGAAAAATACAATGAATTTAAACCCGATGCTTTTATTGTGGAAGCGAAAGCTGCGGGTATGCCTTTGATCTTTGAGTTAAGGGCTACAGGTATCCCTGTTCAGGAATACACGCCTAGTCGTGGTAACGATAAGATATCTAGGGTAAATGCAGTTTCAGATTTGTTTTCTTCTGGCGTTGTGTGGTGTCCTGAGACTAGGTGGGCGGAAGAAGTTATTGAAGAGTTTGCTGGTTTTCCTAATATGGAACACGATGATTTAGTTGATAGCAGTACGCAAGCTCTGTTAAGATTTAGACAAGGTGGTTTTATTCCTCTGTACACAGATGAAGAGGAAGAAGAACTTGAACCGCACAGAAGGGCGGATTATTACTAGGAGATAAATGGCAGTAGAAAAAACACCTGCAACACCTATTGAGGGTTTGATTGAACAAGAACCTGAAGGTGCTGATATACAGATTGCTATAGAGAATCCAGAGTCTGTTGCAATAGAGACAGACGATGGCGGTATGCTTATAGACTTTGATCCTCAGCCTGAGATGGGTGAGGTTGATTTTAACAGTAACTTAGTTGATTTTATTGATAACGATGAGATTGATAAAATTAGTAGTGACTTGCTATCTGCTTATCAGATGGATAAGGATTCTCGTAAAGATTGGGAAGAAACCTATACTAAAGGTTTAGATCAGCTTGGTTTGAAGATAGAAGAAAGAACACAGCCCTGGTCGGGAGCTTGTGGAGTCTTTCATCCTATGTTGACTGAAGCGGTTATCCGTTTCCAATCGCAAGCTATATCTGAGATATTCCCTGCAAAAGGTCCTGTCAAAACAGTTATTGTTGGTAAAGCTACCGAAGAAAAAGAAAAACAAGCTAATAGGGTTGAAGATTATATGAATTATCTTCTGACCTATGAGATGACTGAATACAGAACTGAGACAGAGAAACTGTTGTTTTCTTTGCCTCTAGCTGGCTCTGCTTTTAGAAAGGTTTATTACGATCCTAATTTAGGTAGACCTAGTGGTATCTTTGTACCGTCTGAGGATGTGGTCG